TGAAGTCTTTCACTACCACCAGTTTCTGCTGTAATTGTATCAGCATCAGAGAATCTTATTGCTGTATCAGTATCTCCTGTATGAACTATCTTATCTGCTATGTTTATATCACTTGAAAATGTAGTAACACCAGATATACTCGCACCATCAGTTATCGATACGGTGGGAGTATCTGCAGAGGTGATAGTATCGACTTTTAAAATTGCCATTGGTTATTACTTTTTTAGATATTTATAATCAATTAAACAGGTCTAGGTATCAGTTTATAAACATAATAGGTCTATGCTGTTTGATACTGGATAGTAACACGCATATAACTTACAGTTTGTATTTCCATATGTGTATAATTAGTAGATCCAGAGTCATTAACTCTAATATCACAATAAGTATTGGGATTTTGAATTATTGCAAACGCTGGACCTTCTCTACCACTAGGTAATCCACTACCTAATTGATTATATTGTACTGCTCCAATTCCTTCAGTATTAGATGAACAAGTAAAAGGCAAAGCACCTATTCTCATATTACCAGCACCACTACCAGTATTAGTTGTTGCTAAATTAACGTTAAGTGTTACCAGATTTCCAACTTTTGTATACCATCCTGCTTGATGTTGATACGTTGGTGATCCAGCAGTACTACCTCCTGTTAAAGTTGGTGTGAATGTACCTTCTTCATAATCGTCCAATGCATTGGCTGTTGCTGTATCACCATTAAATTTAATACCAGCATCATCTATTCGTGCATACTCTGTTGTATAACCTTTAAATACATGGGGATATTTAGTTCCTACACCTTCTTTGTAACAGTTATATATGGCAAGTGCATTAGCACTGTCTATTTCTAGCCAGTTTGATACAGCATTACCTGAAGTATCCCTGATATTGAAACTAACATTACCACTATTTTGTAGTCTCATGGACCCTGTTGCTAGGGTTTGCCCTCCTGATGTAATGCGGAGTCTTTCTGTTAATGTTCCACTACTAGCAGTTTTAAAGAGCATATAACCATCATTCTCTGCTGACTCTCTTGCAACAGAAAGTTGTCCAGTTAACGTGCCACTATAACTTTCCCAATAGATTCTTCCATAATCATTAGTATTAGCAGCTTCATTAGTTCTTTGCATTTTCAACTGTGCTGTTGCTGAATCTGCACCCAAATGCAATAAAGCATCTGGAGTTGCAGTTCCTACACCAACTCGGCCACTTGAGTCGATGCGAAGTCTTTCATCAGTTGTAGCAACACCACCTGTCATAAAGGTAATGTCACCAATCTGATTCTTTATAGAAAGTTCATCTGCTTGAGCAGTATGACTATCATTATAACCAATTATATACTTATCTTTTGTACCATCATGATCACCTTCACGAAATTTTAGCATACCATAACTGGTATTAGTAGTTGTTTCAACTATTATTTGATTTGCAGTTGCTCCTCTAATATGAAGCATATTATCTGGACCATCAGTTCCAATACCAACTAAGCCAGATGATGAAATGCGAAGTCTTTCTGAATTATTTGTTCCTAACGTAAGGGTATTACTTGCAGGAGAATGTACTGATGCACCTGCACCTACCGTGACGGTTCCATTTCCAGCAACACCAACCTGTAAATTAGCCATTTATCAGTAAAATCCTATTTTTTGTATTTATGCTATAAGTAGAGTGCATCCTGCTTCAACAGTTACTCCAATTCCAGAAGCAACTTGCACAGGGCCTACTAATATTGCGTTCTTTCCTGCAGGTAATGTAAGATGTTTATCAATCACTTGGTCTGTCATCACAAATCCATCATATACAGAAAGGTTACCATGAACTTGAGCAGCACCTTCTGAGGTAGCAGCACCAGCAGCAGTTCCTTTTGCACCAGTCGTATTTATACCAGCAACCTTAATCGTGCTGACACCAACAGAATCCTCTGTCCATACTCCAGCAGCAACACCAGTTAATTGGGAACCATCACCAACAAAACTACCAGCAGTAATAATTCCTGAGAATGTTGCATTACCTGGAGAATGTTGACCAATGCTAATAGCAGTTCCTACTTTGAATCCACCTGCAGCAGTTACGATTCCAGTGTAATTACTAGAGTCTCCTTCAACAGTAAGACTCCCATCAACAGCCTTAATGACATCCTGTGTGCCTTGAATTATGATGCCCATGTGTACTTACATACTTTTTTAGATATTTATAAAAAAGTAATAGGGCAAAAAAATTGGCGGGGTTTTTTTCCCGCCTTTTTGGAAGCTAAAGCTAATTTTCGTGGCCCGTTGAAATTGGATCTGCATAGAACAACCTACCTTCAGGGCAAGTGGCACGAACTAACTCTAACACATTCATAAACTGTTCTGTATTATCACAAACAACTTCTTTTTTATCTCCTTCATTAGAATAGAGATAAAATGATTTCTTGGTGGGATCTACCACACACTTCATTAGATACTCTTCGTCCATCCAAGCACTCATCATACTCATATACTATACCCCGTAATGAACGATATGTCAAGGCCTGCTATACCAGAAAGATAAGACAAATCTCTCTGCTTCCTCAACTTTACTCACATAATGAAGATGTTGTGAATTTGAAAAAATAATCAATTTACCCTTTTCTGGTTTTACTTCAATATCTTCAAAAACTGTAGATCCACCCTTAAAGTCATCATTTAAATAAAGCATTGCTGCAAACACATCTGGTCTATGAACATTATTATCATCAACATGAGGTTTCATAAATGTGCCGATAGGCCATCTTACAACTCCAACATAATCTAACGCAATTTCACTCTCAAATGTTTTACAACGATTTGTTACGTTATTAATAACACTAGCAAATAATTCATCCGTTGTAGAATTCATATCTATAGGATCTACATTCCCACCAAGATACTTAGCACCATAGTTCTTATCGAATGGTTGATTTGGAATATAGGTAAGACTTTCATTTGGATCTGAATGTGTTACAGCATCCAAAGAACGATCTTCCTTCTTAACATCAAAAAGGTCAATGAACGGTTGACATAGAGAAGAATCTAAAAAGTTATCCTCTATGTATATAAGTTTTTTCATCAAATAGTAATAGTATTTCTTCTACCACGATAATTTGGATCATTAAAGACTGGATTATCTCCTGCTGTTTCTGGATTGAAGTTTGGATCAGGATAATCTTTCCAAGTATCACCTGCATACTCAACGATCAATGGGTTAACATCCTTTCTTTCTGCATATACATGATAGAAACAGTTAACTGGTAATCCTCCCTGTGCTTGAAGATATATTGTCTCTTCATCCCATCTCTTTACAATCACATCTTGGTGAGCACCGATAGGTTGAAGTTGAACAGAAATACTTTCAACATCTACTAAATCTTTCCAATAGTATGGAAGTTTAATTATCTTCTCATTTCTTACTCTTCCTCTACAATATACACCAACCTCTGGGCCTTCAATACATGCATATCTAAGTCGGTGACCTTTCCCCTTTGTAGGATGAACTAAGTCAAATGGTTTTGGTGATGCATCAGCAGCAGCAAACCTAGATGCAAGTTTTCCTTTGTTACCACAATCTACAGCACCAGTAACAAAAACATCACCATCAATATAAACTACATCAGTCGTTGGGCCTGAAATATGAACAGCATTTGATTCTTGACCATCACCCTCAATCTTTGTGTCTCCTTTTATATACAGAGATTTAGTAGTAGGAACTGAAGTGCCATTCTGAGCAATCATAACGGTTGCTTCAACACCACCTTTATTTCCACTATAAGAAGTATTGGTTCCGAATTGTGAAGGGCCTTGAATATACAGAGAATGAGTTACTTTATCATCACCCTTACCTAATCCTTCAGGAACAACATTTCTTCTACTGCTTGATAGTTGACCACCATAAATCCATGCTTCATCGAATGCAAATGCCATTTTACCTCCTATTGTTCTCTTTTAGTTAAATCCATACCAAATATCTGACCTGGTAATGGTAATGCTTTACTCACAGTTGCTGCACTCACTCCACCTATTATAGGGGCAAAGATCGACATTGCCAAGCCCCCAGAGATAGTCATGAGACCAGTTGTTAATACTTTACAAGATTGTTTACCATCTATAGTAATATTTTTTGAATCTAATTTAATAGATTCATTTGCATTTACCCAGAACTGACCTTGAGGAGCATTACCTGTTGCACAAAACTCAATATCAAGTGCTTCAATTCTTATCTTACCATTCGTTGCTTTTAATTGTATGTCACCATTATTTGCAATGAGAACAAAAGCTTCCTTCTCTGTCTTAGATGTAGTAGAACTATCATCCATTTCTACAAGGTCTGATCCACAATGAATCATTGTTGCACCAGGAGAATTCATGGTAGTCCATCCCTGACGAGGGCCATCTTCTTCCATAGAAATAAAATGTCTACCATCAAGTGCTCTTAACTCAATGCTATGAGTGACATCTTCTTTTGGGCTTAAACCACCAAAAGATATCATCCCATTCATGGAACTAATTATTTGAGCCCAGTAATTCTTCTTCGTTGACATAATTAATATTTATTGTAGAGTTTCATCAGCCTTGGTGGATTGTTTAATACTCTCAGACCGAGTATCATAAACCCTAATTCTAGTTGCAGTTGCAGATGAAGTACCTGCATACCTTGTCTCATTAATATAAAATACATTTCCATAATATACTTTTCCATCAACCCAACCTTGAACATTCAATCCAACAAGATCATATACCTGAACAACATCAGTCGCTTCTGGTTCAATTGGTTGAGGATCACGAACTACATCAAAGAAAGGAGTGAACTTTGCATTAAAACCAGTCTCAGTATCCATCATTATCTGTGGTAGTTGAGTAAATCTACCACCTTTATCAACACTTACTGATCTAATCTTACCAAAGGGATCACACTTATAAGATAAAACTGTACCATTATTAGGTGTGATTGTCAACTTATCTACACCACAATTATATCCAATACCAGGATCCTTAACAACAACCTCTGTCAATGTTAGCACAGCAGGATATTGATTAGTACTCTCTGGTGGAGGTGGAAGATATCCATTACCACTATCACCAATTATAACTTTAACTACAACACCATCTTTAATAATTGTTTTAAGAACAGCACCACTACCATTCTTACATGGATCTATAACTTGAACTTGAGGTGGTGATTTATATCCAAATCCACCCTCAACAAGATCGACAGCAATTAGATTACCATTCACATCTACTATTGGATTTGCCTTTGCTCCTACACCACGACCACCAAAGAACTTAAGTCTTGGAGGGCCACATTTCTTATCTGATGTATCACAAGGATCCGATCTCAATAAACTCTTCGGTGTAAGTGCATTAACCTGATCTATATTTAAGTATTGAACATTCCCATCCCCATCAATAAAAATAAACTGAGTATCAGGAAAAGATTCTGCATAAGAATTTGCAGAAGCAAGGGAGACATACTTAATATACCCCTCAGTCTCACTGATGTATCCTACTTTAATATTATCAAACGATGTTGGAATTATTGGCATGAGTTTATGGATATGATGATCTTGGTGGGATAAATTTCTTACCAGCAGTCTTAGGTGAATTAATTAAAGCATTAGTTTCTGCCTGAGATACTGTTCTACCTTTCTTAGCCTCTTGTGATCTTCTCTCTGCTAATGTATTAGAACCATAAGATTCTCTTGGTTTAATATATTCATCTGTTGCTGATTTTGCTACAGAAGACTCACTTGGAGTTCCACCATCGCCACCACCACCTTGCATAGTATGAACATCATTAGGTGAACACTCTGGTTCTGGATCACAATCAAATAGTTGTGTAACAGATTTAATAAAACCAATTGATGTTCCAATGTCAAGATTCATTCCACCAAGTGAACCAAGACCAGCACCAAAAAGACCTGCTGGGCCTGCAAGAGCAGCACCCTTACCTATAATAGAATCTAAGATCCCACCATTTAATGATGCAAGACCTCCCATTGCACCAACTAAACCAGGAATATTACCTGTTCTAATAGCAGCAAAGGCACTACCAACTCCATTCATAAAGTTAGGATCAATACCTAGCATATTAGATACACTTGAGAATCCACCAAGAATATCTCCAGCAGCAAGTGCAGCAACAGCACTAGCAATAAGAGTTTGATTTGATGGTGTATTTTTACCAGCAAGATCAATAAGATTAGTCAAACCTGCAGGGTAATCTCCTGCTGTAAATGGGCCAGCAACAGTTTTAATTTTAGTAGGATCAACACCAGATTGAACTGCCATCTCTGAAGAAATACTATTCATAAGATCACCAGATGCTAACGCTGCTAAAACAGTGTTTTCATTGATAGAATTATCAACCTTTCCAGTTGGTGCTGATCCAGATTCAGTAGGTTCTTCACCCAAAGAAATTCTAACTTGATCAACCACTGGGCCAACTGCATCATCAAATGTTGACATGATGGTATTGATATTTGCACCCAATACTTCTCCAATCAACTCTTCAGTTGAACAAAGAGGGATTGGAGAATAATATCCATCAGGTGGAAGAGGTGGTAATACTTCCGATCCTGGTGTATCTAATTGTGGTGGTGCAGTTACTGTTGATTTCCATTCTCCACGAGTAGTACCATCTGCTCCTGTTACTGGAACAAACACTTCAAGAACTCCATTATTAGTTCTTGTAGCACCTGATACTGTGCTAATACCTACAGGAGGAACACCTTCAGATCTTTTTTTCTTTCTCTTGAATGCACCCTTTAATGCAGCAGCAAGTAATGCTGCTAATGCCGTTCCAGCCATACCATTAAAAGCACAAGCAAGTTTTTCAAGACCATCAACTTGCTTCTCCATAACATCAAGTTTAGATGCAGGAGGTGCAAGATTAATTAAAGGTGCTACAGTTTCATTAAATTGATCAGTAGTATATTGCTGAACCTTACCTAATATACCCTTCATATACTTCGACATCTCTTCTGATGCTTTAGTTATTTCTGCATCAATATTCTTATTTGTTTGAACAATAGGTAATCCACCTGCACCTTTAAGAGTTTGTAATGACTTCTGCATCTCCTGTACCTTTTCTGAAAGAGTTTCAGAAACAGTCTGAATGTTTTTCATATCAGACTTATGATTAGGATCTGGACATGCTAGAGCATGTTTTTCATCCAATACCGCATCTTTCTTTGTATCCTTTGCAGTATCCTGATGAACAGCATCAGTTGCTTCCTGTGCTGGATTACTATTTTTAGTTGCTAAATTAGAGTCTTGTAATTTCTTCTGTTCTGGTGGTTCTTCAACTCCACTCTTTGCATAAGCACTTTGTGGTGCAAAGTTCTTACCACCACTCATCGATGTCTTTCTTTCTAACTGAGTCTTGGCATTGTTACCAAGAACACCCATGATAACAGGAACTTGTTGATCAGGGCCATCAATAAAGAAACCAAAGACAAAACAACCTTGTCTAAGGCCTGGTGTCATGAAATGAGATCCTTGACCACCACCCCAGACAGGATACATTACCTGAGCCCAAGGAAGTTGATCAGATGCAACCGCAGACTCATCTTCACTATGATGACCTATAATTCTTACCTTATACCTATAACCCCATCCAGGAACTCCTTCTTTAGGATCTGCAAACTTACTTGGCATTAAATTATCACGCCACACTGATTCATCGGCTATTTGGCCGATCCACCACAAAAAACTAGATCCAGTAAATCCTGAATTAAATAGAGATCCTCCTTCCATCAGTTATTACTCGTCATATACTCTGCATTCAAATGCATCTGGATGATTGTCACAATATACTTCTAAGTGTTGATCTTGATGCCTAGTATGGTAATCGTTAATCTGTGCATCATTCTTATCAACCTCTTCTCCTTCATGATACTTATCATAATAAGCATGAGAAGTTTTTAAATCTTCTTCAGAATACTCAAGCATACCATGATTAATATGTTCCTTATGATCCTTTGGATCTAAGTAGACTTCATGATCTAAATCGTGTTTAATGTCAGACATAATTCCTCCTACCTAGAGTGGTTGCCTTTTCTTCCAAATGAATCTCTTGCCAAGTTTAACTTAGTCCAAGTTCCATCTGGTGTCACTAAGTGGCATAAGTCGGCTATAATATATAGACCACCACTTTGCTTGTTTATACTATCATCTTTCTCTGCTTTAACAGCAGGAATGTCAACATATATTACATCTCCTGCATGTAAACTGAAATCACCAGCAATAGTTATCTCCATCATAGCAGAAAACATCTGATTGTATCTACGAATGGCTTGATTGAGAGTTATTGCTGCCTCAAAATTCTTTCTATCATTCTTTTTAACTTGCTCTTGAGGTTCTGCTTCTGCATCTGTTCCTTTAGCTTCACCACTTCCAGTAGGAAGAGTTCCAGTATCAACTAACATATATGTTGTGCGGGTATACTCAGAATCAAACTTCTTATTAAATTTTGGAAGTGCTTTACCAGCAAGTTTTACTTTCTTAGCCTCTTCAGCAGTCTTCTCAATCACTTCATACTTACAATTAAATGGATCAAATAAAACTAACTTAGTATTATATGCACCAATACTAAACTTTGCTTGTGCATTAATAGAATTATCAGAACTCTGTTCTAATATCTTACCATCATATCCTGCAGGTATTCCCTTCTCACCATCAGGAGATTCATTATAGATAAATGATTTCTTCTTCTCTTGTGCAAATAATTTATCAATAGATTTAAAATGATATCCTTTAGCAGTTTCAAAGAAAAGAAAACCTGCACTATCATCTTCTCCACCTTCAGGAACTGAATTTTTAGACAACCAATTCAAAATATAATATGGTTTACGACCATTACCAAGGAAATTATAATCATTAGATGTTGTTTCTATATCACATTTCTTTTTCGTCTTTAAAGATCTCTCCCCCGACTTTAATATACTCTCAATATGATCTGAAATCTTTCCATCATATCTATGAACCAATCTAGAATTTGCACCTTCATTACGAATAAACTCTTCTGATACCAAACTCAAAGATGTTAAAGTCTTATTAGCATCCTCATAGAAAGGAGTTATCTCATTCACATTTAAATTAACTTTAAGTTTAACATCATTATTATCAGTGAACGCAAGCAAAACATCTTCAGTTCCAACTAAAGGCAATCCCTCAATAACAGACTGACCATTAATACTATTACCTGTATCGGAATATATAACGCTAACTTTTATAGAGTCTTGAAGAATACTTTCAAAATATTGAAGACGAACTAATCCATTCACCAAACTAACAGAATCTGATGAAGAATTAGATGTTATATCAACAGCATTTACATTTGCTGGTGATGATTTTTTAGAAGTTACTTGTGCCATACTTTATTTACCCATGTATAATGTGAGTAATGGATCATTAGGATCTTCTGATGATGATCCACCTCCACCTCCACCTCCAGATGATGAAGTAGAACCAACCATTCCACCACCATCTTCAGTTAATGGTAACGGAATAAATGCACTAGATCCTTCCCCACCATCTTCATAGGATGCCTTACTACTAATAGAATCAATATTATTATTTCCTTTTGGAGTAATGCTACTGGCATCCCCCTTTACTACATTAGCGGCCCATTCCTCTTTATTTTGGTTTCTCCAAACTGACATTCTCCTATTAAGTCGTTTTCTATCCCTAGTACCTAAAGCATCATATTCTTCTCTGGACAATCCACCCATTGTTTTGGAAAGATCTAATTCTTTACCACCCATCTTAAATGTTTTATCAATTTTTTTAGGTGGTTTTTTCTTCTCCTCTGCTGCTGGTGCTCCTGCTGCTGGTTCTTCGGATGATACACCCTCTTCATCAGGTGGGAAGAAAGATTTAATTAAAAGAGATGCATACTTAAATGGATTAATTACATTAAGAATATTAGGAAACTTATCTATCTGACCATCCTTACCTCCAGCAAATCCAAGTTTAGCAAGCCAATCATAAAGACCAAGCATCTTAGATCCCTTAGTAAGTGCCATTCTAACTCCACCACCCTCTGGTATTGTTATAGGATCTGTTGTAATTATATTTTTTATAAACCTTTTGACTCCACCACCAACCCAATTTACTACTGTCTTACCTGCATTAAAAATACCCATCAATTGCTTTCTAAGTTTTGCACCTACTGCTGATAATCCACCACCAAACATTAGGGTGTAAAGCATATCACCAACCCATACACCAATTGTCTCACCAAGTAGTGTTCCTATAATAGGAATAGGAATGAATGTTCCAAGTGCTCCACCCAATGCAGCACCAATTGTTTTAAACAGTGCTTTTCCTAATGGTTCTCCAGATAAGAGTGAAACTATACCAACAACAAGAGGGCCAATAATAGGAATTTTACCGAAGAATTTAGAAAGGAATGGTTTAGCACTCTTCATTGCTGGAGCAATAACCTTTGCTGCCTTACCAAATAATTTTGCAGCAAACCCACCAATCTTACTTGCACCTTTGGTTGCTAAACCTTTACCTGCACCTAATAAATTTTTACCTGCACCTAATAATTTACCACCTACATTTTTTCCAACGTTAAGTAATTTACCACCTACATTTTTTCCGACGTTAAGTAATTTACCACCTACATTTTTTCCAAAATTTGCCACCTTACCAGCAACCTTACCAACATTTTGTAGTAATTTTGTTCCACCTTTACCAAATAACTTAAGACTCAAACGTTTAAATGCTTTACCTAAACCTCTCCTAAAAATTTTAAAAGTATTTTTTATTAAACCAGTAAAAAACTTTCTAAACTTAAGAAAGATTAAACCTATAACTCCAAGAGCATTTGCTACTTTATTCAGAACACCTGATAAAGCATCGAATACTGCAACTCCTTTCTCACCAAAAACATTACTAATAAATCCTCTTACATTATCATAAATTTTATATCCCCAATCAACTAAATTTACCAATCCCTTTAACAACCATTCAGCTGAAATTAATATATTTTTACCTGCAGTGGCCAAACCATTCATAAAACTTGCGAGTTTAGGATTGTTTCCCATATCCATCAAACTCATTACAATAGATCCCCAAAGGAAAGTAATAAGGAAATTAGAAACCCTATCCATAAAGGGAACCTTAAGACCTTTAGTTTTACCCTTTGGTTTATCCTTCTTCTTAGATTTTTCTAATTCCTTTTCTCTTTTCTTTCTTCTTAATTCCTCTGCCTTCCTTCTTTCAATACCCATTCTAACTTTAGATAAAACTAAAGAATCCTTTAAAGTATTACTAATAGAACCAAGTTTTACATTAACTACATTAAGAGTTTTAGCCTGATTAGAACTAATATACTCACCTTGACCTCCTGATGGTAGAAATTTCTCAGCAGATATCTTTGGAGATGCTTCTGATGCACCACCACCCATCATCTTTTGTATTCTTGCTCGTCTATCTTCCTTGACCGTCATATTATCTTCTTATCCCCAGTGTTTGCTCTTTAGCCATACCACCACCAGCAACAACACTGAATGCTGGAATACCAGTTCCTGTTTTTTGAGGAGATCCAACCATACCACCACCTCCAACTGCTGGAACATTTATTTGATATTTAGCTCCAGATTTAGAGGTTGGTGGTGGAGGAGGAGATTGTAGTTTATTTCTTACAAAACTCATAGCATTCTTTGCTTTTCCACCCAACCATTTTGCTGCTCTAACCTGTGGTAACTTACCAACAAGACCACCACCAAAGAATCCTGGAACACCCATTTCCCTCATTCTTTCCGTAACCTTATCTGGATTCAAGAACTGCATACCCATATCACCATCAATCCTCATTGCTTCCATAGTTTTTGCATCTGTTGCTTTCCATGCATCACTAGAATTAAGAATAGGATAGAGTTGTTCATCGGGCATCCCTACAAGTCGCCCTCTACCATTCGCACGTTCTATAACATCAATGATATTAGTATCCTCATAACCCTCAATCTTATTAATCTTACTCATAAGTTGCTTCTGATGTGCCATTAAATCTTCAACAGCAATAGAACCACCTATTTCAGTATAATCTTCCTTATCTTCTATAACCTCACCACCTTTTGTTTTATAACTAGATACAAATTTTTCATTTTGATAAACATACATCTCTGGTCTCACTTGACCCATTCTATATCCTTCAGTTCCAAAATGAGATGTATCTCTACCTGCCCAATAATCTGCTTCCCCACCTTGACTATATCCACCTCTTCCTTTACTAAATGATGGTGTATTACTTCCACCAGCAGCAGCATTCATACCAGCAAGAGTAGAAGCACCATACTTCTGCACTGCACCCTTACTCATAACAAATTCACCAGCAGTCAATCTAGCAGGAACTTTATCTTCACCAGCAGGGCCAGATACAAAACCACCTTCTTTAAATTTCTGTGGTTCTTGCAGATTTTTCATCTCATCTACTTTCTTCTCACCCTCTTGCACTTCAGGAGGCATACCTTTTTCTGCACCCTTTTCTACACCATCTACACCATCTTGTGCTAACTTATCACCCTTTTTAGGATCGAGTTCCTTATCTACATTCTTACCCATTCCAAATATACTTTTTACCCCATTAACAATTGAAGGTATGACTGCTGCTACTAAGGCTATTCCTGCTATCCATAATGCTCCTGGTCCAACAAAAGTTCCTATCAATAAAAGAAGACCAGTAACTAAAACAGGCCACCAATCCTTAAGGAACCTGAATAGTGATTGAATTTTACCTATATTTTCTGGATTCTTAAACCACTCCAACAAACTGATAACACCTGCACCAATCAAAAATGTCTTTACAAAATCAACCAGTTTCTGAAACATATTAGTAACAGGTTTAAGAACTTTTCCTACAGCACCCTTAAATGAACCCCATCCTTTTTCTAAATTACTTTCATCCTTCTTAGCATCAGATTTCTCTCCAGCTATTCTTGCATCTTCAGCCTTATCCTTCTCAAGGTCATACTGTTGAGTGGTTGTCTCTGCTATAGATTCAACCGACTCTGCAATACCTTTAATAGTATTACCTATATTATCTGAAGACTTCCTCATCTTCAGAATGTTTTTCATTATAGTTATCTTCTTCTCAGCATTACCAAGTCTTTTTTCTACACCAATGACCCTACCAAGCACCTTCTTCTGAGAACCCAAAGATCTACCCATAGATTCATGGGTAACAAAGGAAGCTCCTTGTTGTTTCTCTCCAGCTGGTCTGGGTAAATCAGGCATTACTCTGTTCTTGTTGTTGTTTCAACCTCTCTTCTTCGAGATGTTGTTTTAATAATCCAACATAAATGTCTCGTTCCCAAGGCATTAAATTTTCAATCTCTGTCAAGCTGTATTTATGATACTGCATTAAGGCAAAATTAAGCCTAAAATAACTTTCGAGATCCATGTGGATCATGGCTATGCGAAAAAAGACGCTAGGCCCTCCAGTACCACTTCACTCTTCTTCTTAGTCTTGGGATTAGTTACTTCAATAGTATGAGATAACTTAGGCATTGTTGTAAAGAACTCTTCAATCTTTTTAAACTGAGAGGAATTCATCGACTCAAGGAAGTCATTCATCTCTTTCTTGGTGCAATCAGATGCAGCATAAGATTCTTCTTTTGTATAGATCTTATCAACACAAGATCCAATCAATTCAAATGACTGTTCCATTTGATTTTTCTCATCAAAATCAAAGTTGTTTTTAATAAATTCATTCAACGATGGATACTTCATCTCCATCATAATATTATCATCTAATTTAATTTGATTGGTATGCCCCTCACTCTTGATGCATTTAATATCATCCAAGTAAATTGTAGTTTTAACAGTAGTCTCCTTATCATCTGGGCAAATAATATTGACTTCCAATTCCTCACCAACAGACTTACCTCTAATATTTAAAAACAAATATTCAATATCAAATGTAGGAAGTGTTTCAACTTTGATACCTTTCGTAAGAACACATGCCTTAATAACAGCTTTAATAGCAGTGGTAATCTGCTTGTTGTCTTCACTCTCTAAAGCAATGACAAGTAATTTCTCTTCTTTAACTAGGAAAGGTCTATAGTTAATAGGTTTCCCAGTTGACGGCAACTCCAAACTATAAGTTGGCGTAGCAATTTTTGGTAAAGGCATAATCTATAATATTCAGATCGTATATTTATATATAAGGGTTTTTAACGACTTAGTAAAGAGCCTGCTAATCCACCAGCAAAATCTCCTAAGAAATCATTACCTGTTAATCTATCTACAGCACGATCAACTAAACCACCTACGAATGACGCAGTATTAAACTGTGCCATATCCCAAGGATTAAGTAATGGATCATTAGCATCTGGATTAGCAGGTCTTGCACTGTATCGAGAGTAAGTAAATGATACATTACATTTTAAAAGAGATGATGCATCATAACTCACAGGCATTGATGTAATTGATATTGGATATGCATTAATGAAAGTATATGTTAATGGTATTGCTCTTCTAATTCTATCTGCACTCCCTCTCTCTGCCTCTAAGTTTTTCTCAAACTTTGTAATTTCAAGTTGACCTTTATACATGTTAGGAAATCTCATCCTATAATGAAACTCCTCACTATGAGTACCTCCAGTCTCATTCGTAATATATGATATCCATGCTTCAAAATATCTAATAGGCAAATACTCTACAGCATCACAATAAAATGAGAGATCAATACGATCATCAAATATTCTACGATGAACATGTCGTTCAGTAACACCAGTGAAATCATTTGTTAATTCAGTGGTTGCTAAGTTAGATCCAGGTAATGATGTCTCTGAACACATTAAATTTAATTTATCTCTAGTCTCAGATGGTAAACCTCTACCATTCAATTCTATAAGACCTTGCCGTTTTAAATAACCAACAAAACTTCCAGGATTGTCACCATGTTGTCTGGGATCTCCAATCATTACTTGGAAATGAGACGTAGTGGCGGGATTTAATAACTTGGCCTTAACTTCTGAGAGAGACCTTGATCGTGGTCTTGGTGATGCCATTTATAAATACTATTTGACCTTATATATTATGTATGCAAGATAATGGCAGAAAGTATTAAGAGTCGGTATAAACCATTAAATCCTAAGAAATATCAAGGTAATCCCAACAATATTATCTGTAGAAGTAGTTGGGAAAGAAAGTTTTGTATGTGGGCCGATAGAAAAGATAATGTAATCTCTTGGGCCTCTGAAGAAATTAACATACCATATATCTCACCAAAAGATAACCGAGTTCATAAGTACTACCCAGACTTTCTCATCAAAGTAAAAGAAAGTAACAATAGAATTAAAACATATGTAGTTGAAGTGAAACCAAAGAAGCAAACAATGCCTCCTAAAAAAAGATCTAGGATAACTAAATCATATATCTATGAGTGTCAAACCTATGCTGTTAACCAAGCAAAATGGAAAGCAGCATCTGAATTCTGTAAGGATAATAGAATTGAATTTAAAATCATCACAGAAGACGAGTTAGGAATCAAATGAATCGCATCTTAGGAAACGACATCAACCTTAGAACTAATGATCCTGAAGAGATGATGTTAGAGATCATGGAACTATTGAATGATACAGTAACACCTATTCCTGAAGTAGGGCAATACTATACCTTTGTTTACAATGCTAAGACTCCTGATGTTACGTATGATCAACATCCACTAATTGCTTGCACCGATTTACAAGCATGGGGATTCAAAGGTCTCAACTTTCATT